AATGTTTCCGAAAGCCAAAGATATTCAGATCTGGGGAGACCCTGCGGGTAGCAAAAGGGATGAGATTTTTGAAGTCACAGCGTTCGATCACTTGAAAACCCAAGGTATGAACGCCAGACCCACAGTCAGTAACGATTTTAAGGTACGTAGGGAAGCAGGTGCGATGCCTATGAACCGATTGATTAACGGTAAGTCGGGATTGATCGTCAATAAAAGCTGTAGTTCGCTACGTAAGTCTTTAGCAGGCGGTTATTTTTTCAAGCGAGAAGCGATGGGTAGCGGACAAGAACGATTTAAGGATGTGCCGTTTAAGAATAACTTCTCACATATAGGAGATGCGTTTGGATATCTGATGTTGGGTGGCGGAGAGCATCGGATATTGACTCGTAAGAATGCTAAGTTTGGTACTCAGCAACAAGCAACCGCTAAGGTGGAGTTTAATGTCTTCTGAAGAAAAGAGGGCTAGCCTACTGGGGAGTAAAACTAACCCCGTTACTTTAACCTCACACGAAGGTATAGTAGAATTTTACAACAGTTTAAATCGCAATGAAAGAATTAAGTATCAATATTATAAAACTGACGATGCTCGCCACCTTAATTATCGTGACGCTGATACTATGTACTTTGGGTCTTATGATGCAACTGTTGCCTATGTGGAAACCTTACAAAGTGTTGGACCCGCTATCACCATTGTCTATCAAGAGCAGATCGCATCGTGCTGGGGTTTTGCGCAAATAGTACCTGGAGTATACGAAGCATGGTGTTTGGGCAGCAAATTATTCAACCAATATCCTGTGGCAACCACTCGTACAGGTAAGTTTGTCATTGAACATGGCGCACAGTATTTAGCAGCACACCGAATCCAAGTAACTGTACACAATGAAAATCAGGTTGCAAAACGTTGGGCTTCTGTATTACAATTTAAACATGAGGGTCTGATGAAACAATTCGGACACGATAAGGCAGACTACGCAATGTATGCCAAATATTATTAGGAGTGAGTGATGACTAAGAAAGGTTTGTACGCAAACATCAATGCACGTAAAAAAGCAGGGACCAGTCGCCCTAAATCTAAATCAACTATTTCTAGTAAAGCCTATGCTAATATGAAAGCAGGCTTCAAGAAAAAAGGTAAATAATTATGGGTGGAGTATTATCTAGTCCAAAAATACCAGGACCTTCTGCTGAAGAATTGCAAGCTCAAAAAGATGCTAAGCAAGCGCAAGCAGAAGAAAAAACATTGTTAGCAGAAAAAAACGCAGAAGAAGAGCGTAAGAAAATTGCTGAGATGCAAATGATGCAACAGCGTAAACGTGGACAGCGTTACGGTGGGGTGCGTTCCTTGTTAGCCGATCGTGCTGATCCAGAAATGGGTGTGAAGAAAACAACTTTAGGATAAATTATGTTAGGAGGAGATAACCCAGCGCAAAGACTTTTAGCTCAGCAAATGAAAGATCCTTTTCTAAAGTATTTTAGACCTGTTAATAGACCTGATGGCACAACTGCTTATGCTAGAAGGTTAAGTAGAGCGCCTGGCATTGGAGATCCAAATTTTAAAGAACCGCCAATACCACAAGAAGCTGCTGACATTTACAAACAAAAAACTGGCAAAGCATTTTTAGGTGACATTATAAAAGAACCAGAGGTAGAACCAGAAGTGCAAACATTGGGTAAATCAGAATCAGAATTATCCAGACGTGAGCGATTAAAAAGACGAAGAGATGCTTCATTACAATTTGCAGCGTTACAAAAACAAGGCGGTAAAGCGCAGTCAGGGGTGTAGTTGTGGCTGAATATAATTTAATAGATAGAATAAAGTTCCATGAGGGTGATCCTGTTACTAAGAAAGCAGTAATAGTTCCTTATAAACTTGAATATACTGATGCTAATGGTAAATTAGTAAAAGAAAAACATGAGACTGTAGGGTATGGTCATAAGGTTTTACCAGGTGAAATAGTTCCTACTTTTAGGGATGATGAAGAAGCAGAAAATTATTTTTTAGGCATCCTTGAAAAGGATGTAGTTACAGCAAAACAACAAGCAAAAACATTACTAAAAGAGCCAAACAAACATCCGCCTAGAGTTTTAGACTTATTAACAGAAATGGTTTTTCAGCTTGGAATTGGTTCAGTACGTGGATTTAACACAACACTAGCAGATATTAATAAAGGTAATTATGATTTAGCTGCTGGTGAAATGTTATTAGGTAAAAAACCTAATACTAGGAGTCCTTGGCACATACAAACGCCAGCTAGAGCGGAAAGCGTCAGCAAGATTATGAAACAACAGTACGTTGTAGAAAAATTATCTTTTTTAAAAACAAAAGAAACACATGAAATAATAAAGCAAACGGCATTGCATGGTGATCCTTTTCAATCAAGACAAATTATACGTGAGATAACATAATGGCAAAAATACCAGTCGGTCAAATTATACAAAGATACAAAAGTGCGAAAGCTAAGAAAGATAATTGGCAATCAGTTTATGAAGACTGTTATCGCTATGCGTTACCTAATCGTAATCTGTACGAAGGTTATTACGAAGGTGGTGTGTCAGGACAAAACAAAATGCCTGATGTGTTTGACAGTACCGCTATCTCTTCAACCCAACAATTTGCCAATCGAGTGCAGTCGGGTTTATTTCCACCGCAAACTAACTGGTGTAAGTTAGAACCAGGCAACGACATACCAGAAGAAGCACAACAAGACGTTACTAAGGTATTAGAAATGTATTCTGAGAAAATGTTTAGTGTAATACGTAACTCTAATTTTGATTTAGCCATGGGTGAATTTTTATTAGACTTATGTGTTGGCACAGGGGTTATGTTAATCCAACCTGGAGATGAGACAACACCCATTCGATACACCTCTATTCCTATGTACCTAGTTAGTTTAGAAGAAGGTGCGCATGGACAAGTAGAAAACGTGTATCGTAGAATAAAATGTAGGGCAGAACAAATACAAGTCATGTACCCAGATGCAAAATTAAATCAAACGTTAACACAATGTTTGAATGATACACCCACTAAAGAGATTGAGTTACTGGAAGCAACCATTAAAGATTTGGAAACAGGTTTTTATTATTACTGTTTGGTTTACGAGAAGGAAAAATACAAGCTGGTTGACCGACAAATGAATTCTTCTCCATGGGTAGTATCAAGATACATGAAAGCAGCAGGGGAAGTATACGGTCGTGGACCATTAACAGTAGCAATACCAGATATTAAAACTTTAAACAAAGTCAAAGAGCTGTTGCTTAAAAATGCGTCACTTGCAATTGCTGGTGTGTATACCGCAGCTGATGATGGCGTGTTAAATCCAAATACCATGGTGCTAAAACCTGGTGCTATTATACCAGTTGCTAGAAACGGTGGACCACAAGGTGAATCGTTACGACCATTGCAACGTAGTGGTGACCCACAGTTATCACAAATTGTGATTGACCAGCTGGTTATGTCTATTAAAAGAATATTACTAGATGAGTCTATTCCAAGAGACGACATGTCGGCACGTAGTGCTACTGAAATACAGCAACGTGCGCAAGAATTAGCACAGAATTTAGGTAGTGCTTTTGGTAGATTAATCTCAGAAGTGATGAATCCTGTAATTCAAAGGACATTAACGATTATGGACCAACAAGGTTTGATAGAATTACCATTGAAAGCCAATGGTTTGGAAGTAAAAATTACACCAGTCAGCCCTATTGCTATGTCACAAAACTCTAATGATGTAAACAATGTAGTACAGTTTGCACAAATCGTAGCACAGCTAGGACCTGAAGGTGCAACTGCTTTGAAGATTGGTGAGATTACTGATTACATTGCAGAAAAATTAGGAGTACCCGCTGCATTGCGTAACACTCCACAAGAGCGTGCGCAAATTGTACAACAAGCACAACAGATGGCAGAACAACAACAGCAACAACAGATGGCTGAGCAACCACCAATGGAGGAAGAAGGATGAGTTGGGATGAATTAAGTTTAGATCAAGAGCAAGTGTTAGATAAACCAGAATACGTTGATGCTAAAGAGTTGAACAGTTTGTACTACAGAGTTTTTACTACGATGGAAGGGCAAAAAGTATTGGATCATTTACGAGCCATTACGATTGAACAACCGTCATTTATACCTGGGGAATCTGCGTCATATGGCTATTGCCGAGAAGGACAAAATTCCATTATTAGAGAAATACAAAAACGCATAGAGAGGGCAAGAGGATGAGTGAAGTACAGCAAAGTTTAGGGGATAGTATGCTAAGTGATTCTATGGATGAGATATCTAAAGAAGAACAAGCAGAACAAGAAGCAAATCCAGAAGTTATTGAAGATGTTTTGGTAGATACTGCCGAACCAGTAGCAGCTGCTGAAGAAGAAATAACAGAATACGAAAGACCTGAATACTTTCCAGAAAAATTTTGGGATGAAAAAGACGGTCCAGACATAGAAGCATTGGTAAAATCGTACGGTGAAATGGAAAAAAACTTTTCTCAAGGCAAACACAAAGCGCCTGACGCATACGATGTTAAGTTTGCAGAAGAAAAAGGTATTCCAACTGACGATGGTTTGTTAGGCAAGTTTCAAGGTTGGGCTAAAGAACATGGCGTATCACAAGCTGCGTTTGAATCACTAGCTAAAGATTATATTGATTCTGAAATGTCGCAACTTGAGCAGTTTAATGTTGATGCAGCAGCTGAAAAAGCTAAGTTAGGTCCGAATGCAGATGATGTTATTCGTTCGACAGCACAATGGGCTGACGGTCTGGCTAAAAAAGGAATTCTAAACGAACAAGAATTAGAAGCCTTTAAGCAAACAGGTGCTACTGCTGATGGTGTTAGAGCTTTACAAAAGATCAGACGTTTTTACGGTGAAGGCGATATACCAGTTGCTCAACCTACAGCAGAAGGTTTACCAACCAAAGACGAATTGTATGCAATGGTGGGTACACCTGAATATAAGACGGATATTGCTTATAGAAACAAAGTGCAAAAAATGTTTAAGCAAAGGTTTCCTGACAACCCTGACACAGACTATATAATTTAGTTGCAAAAGCTTGCTATTACATTATAGAATACACGTAAGGATAACAGTTACGCTGCCCTTGAATGTCTTAAAGACCTGTGGTAGGCGGAACCTACAAGTTTGAAGCCCAAATTGGACAACTTCTAGCGTAAAATTTATTTTAATTTTATGGAGTGATATTATGAGTACATCTATTAGTACAAGTTTTGTTACCATTTTTGACGCTGAAGTTAAGCAAGCCTATCAACAAGATAGGATGCTAGCTGGCACAGTTCGTGAAAGATCGGGCGTTTCTGGTAATTCATACAAGTTTAATAAGTTAGGCTCAGGTGTAGCGAATTTACATATTCCACAATCTGATGTAACACCTATGAACTTAACTCACACACAAGTAACAGCGACAATGTCAGACTACAATGCAGCAGAATATAGCGATATATTTACAAGCGGCAAAGTATTGTTTGACGAAAGAGCTGAGCTTGTAAAAGCGGTATCAATGGCGGTTGGTCGTAGAATGGACCAATTAGTAATTGATGCTATTGACGGAGCAGGTACATCTTTAACTGTTGCTAACTCTATTGGTGGTTCTACTACTAACTTAAACGTGGATAAAGTTTTAGAAACTAAAAAGTTAATGGACCAAAAAGGAGTTCCACCTGAAGATCGTTTCTTCCTATGTCATGCGAATAACATGGCTGCGTTTTTAGATGATGCAGATGTTAAAACTATAGATACCAATACTGTTAAAGCATTAGCTCAAGGTAGTATTGATACTTTCTTAGGTTTTAAATTCATCATGGTTGGCGACAGAACAGAAGGCGGACTAGCAGTTGATGGTTCATCTGATCGTACATGTTTGGCTTGGCATAAAAATGCTTGTGGTCTTGCTATTAACATGGATAAGAAAACTGAAATTAACTATATTGCAGAGAAATCATCGTTCCTAGTGAACAGCATGTTCTCAGCTGGATCTGTCGGTATTGATGGAGAAGGTATAGTTGAAATCACTTGTCGTGAATAACAGGAGGATAATACTATGGCATATGCAAGAGCAGGGTTTGGAGCATTAGGTGGACAAGGCAGATCGGGTGATTTACCCGCTTTGTATGTTTACACAACAACTGATGCTAAAACAGTTATAGATGCTGCGGGTTATTTCAATGACTTATCAGATCAACTTTCAGTAGGTGATATGATTATAGCTCATGGAGCAACTGGTGGTACTAGAACTGTTACATTACACGTTGTTTTATCTAACTCAGCAGGAGTAGTTGATTGTTCAGACGGAACTACTATTGGTGCAGTAACTGACAGCAGGTAATTAAGTAATATTAAGTTGTCCTGCTTCGGCAGGGCATACTTTTTTAAGGAGATTATATGGCAACAGGAGATAGCAAACTAACCATATGCAACGATGCGTTGTTAATGATTGGTGCTTCTGAGATGACTTCATTTACTGAAGGCACAGATTCAGCAAAAATTTGTGATCGCTTATATGATGACTTAAAAAAGTATATTTTATCTATTTATCCTTGGTCATTCGCTAAGGTTAAAGTTCAATTAGCACGAACTACAGATACACCCGTAACAGAATGGAAGTATGTGTATGCGTTACCAGCAGATATTATTGGTACACCGAAAGCTGTATTCATTACTCCAACTGCAGGTGGTAAACCAGAAACAAATTTTGAATTGTATAATGTTGACCAGCCTAGATTGTTGACTAACTATGAAACAGTTTATGTTGATTACATTGCTGACATAGACGAATCAAGATTTCCAGAATATTTTATTTATATGTTACGTCATGCTATGGCAGCAGATATAGCAGAACCTTTAACAGATCAAATTACTAAAGCAGATTTTTATCGAGCATTAGCTTTTGGTAGTCCTGCTGAAAATGGTAGAGGTGGATTATTTAGACAAGCATGCCAAGCAGACTCACAAGGGCAACGAGCGCAATCAATAGGTAATGAGAGCTTTGATTTAATCGAGGTGAGATAATGTCAAGAGTCATAGCGATTCAAAATAGTTTTACATCTGGGGAACTAGACCCAAAACTATTAGTCCGTAGTGATATCAAACAATACGAATCAGGTTTGACCACAGCGCTTAACGTAGTTGTGTTACCACAAGGTGGTGTCAAGCGTAGACCTGGACTTAAATTTATTACAGAACTAGGCGGAAGTCCTGAAAATGGTATACGCTTAGTGCCGTTTGAATTCAGTACATCTGATGCTTATTTATTAGCCTTTACTCATAACCGTATGGCAGTTATAAAAAATGGTGTATTGCAAACTAACATTGCAGGTAGTGGTAATGCTTTTTTAACGACTAACATTACCTCAGCCATGTTGACTAAAATGTGTTGGACTCAAAGTGCAGACACATTAATAACAGTACAAGAAGATATGGCGCCTAAAAAAATTACTCGTACATCTGATACTGCGTGGACTATAGCAGATGTAACGTTTGATTTTAATCCACAATATGCGCCCAGTTTTACCATTGTTAATACTTCTAGTAGTGGCACTTTAACACCAAGTGCAGTATCAGGTAATATTACGTTAACAGCATCATCAGGTAGTGTGTTTGCTACTTCGCATGTCAATCAATTTATCAATGTTATTGGTGGTAACAGTTTTGGTCGAGCAAGAATTGTAGAAAGAACTAGTGGCACCGTAGTTAAAGCACACGTAGAAATACCATTTTTTAATACCGATGCTATAGACAATGCTAACTGGGAACTAGAAACAGGTTACGTTGATACTTTTAGTTCCAGTAAAGGTTTTCCAAGAAGCGCATGTTTTCATCAAGGTAGGCTTTATTTTGGTGGTAGTAAAGCAAGACCGTCAACTATTTTTGCATCTAGAATAAATGAGTTTTTTAATTTTAATCCAGGCGAAGGTAATGCCGATGACGCTTTTGTAGCAACCTTAGACACCAGTCAACTCAATGCTATAGTGGACATTATCTCAGCTAACTACTTACAGATATTTACTACAGGTGGTGAATTTTTTGCACCACAAGAATTTAGTGATCCATTAACACCTACGAACTTTATTGCTAAATTGCAATCGAGTCATGGTAGTAAAGAAGGTGTGCGAGTACAAAACGTAGCAGGTAACACTTTATTTATACAAAGACAAGGCAAAGCTCTTAACGAGTTTTTGTATAGCTCAGGTGAAGATGCTTATACGTCAACACAAATTAGTTTACTTTCTAGTCATTTGTTAAAAAACCCAACTGACATGTCTATACGTAAAGCAACGTCAACTGACGAAGGCGACAGATTAGCTATTGTTAATACAGGTGATGGCAGTATGGCAATTTATACTTTGCTTAGAGATCAAAACATTGTAGCCGCTAGTAAATTTACTACTGATGGCACTTTTTTAAATATAGCAACGGTTGTGTCCGATCAATATGCAGCTGTCAAACGTAGTATTAATAGCGCTAATAAATATTACATAGAATTGTTTAATG